CGACGGTGGAGAAATAGGCTTCCACACCGTTGTTCTTCAGTGCCCCCTTGATGGGGACACTTTTCTTGAAGCTCAGCGATGCCTCGTCGTAGGTTTCGAGGACGTGAGCGATGATGATCACCGGCTTGCCGAACTGCACCAGTTTCTGCTGCATGAGCACCTTCCAGAACTGGGCATAATTTGCCCACCCCTTCATAGTGTCGTGCTGGCCGATCACGTACATGGTTTCGAACATGTCCATCATGAAGGTGGACGAGTCGATGATCAGGCCATCGACGTGCTCGATATTCTGGATAGCATCATCGACGTGATCATGGATCTGGTAGGGATCCGAGACCCGGACGGTGATGAAATCATTCTTGAACGGCAGGCGTTTGCCAGCTTCGGTATTCAAATAGAGCCAGCGTTTCTGGTTCCGGATGTTGCGGAGCGATGCTGATTTACCAGCACCGGACACGCCACCGATCAGGATCATCTGATCGTTGAACTCTGGGTTGTCGCTCATGGTGTTCCCTTTGCTTGGTTCCAGCGATAGCTCGGGCAGGTCTGAACCAAGAAACAACCTGCCCGAGCCTGACGGTCAGCTCTTCTTTTCGAACCGCTTATTGACCGTCACCATGATAGTGGTGTCGATCTCGTCTTCCGTCAGCGGGTTGTTGAGCTTCTTGTTAAACTCATGAACCTGCTTCTGGACCGAGATGAGATCCATGCCGCCGTCCATGAGAGCGAGGGCATATTTGATCATCTGGTTGTTGCGGTTGCCCATAGCGATGCGTTGGGCAAACCAGCGTTCGAGATTGTCGAGGTTTTCGAGCTGCTGCATACCCTTCTTGTAGGCCTCATTCTTCGAGGTCTTGGGGATGAAGCTGAGGGCGTCGAGGATCTCACCCTCCAAGTTGTAGTGGTATTCGCCGTCGAAGCTCTCCCACTTCTTGGCTCGTTGGTTGGCCGACTCGTCAGTCTTAAAAGGGAGCCATGCCATGAACGAGTTCATGAACTCCTTGTATTCGTCGCTGTCGAGCTGGAGGTTGTAATTAATCGGGATCATGAGCCGGAAGCGATCCGGTCCCACGATGTCCTCACCACGTTCGTCGATGCCCTCGAACATCTGGTGACGCTTAGTGGTGTAGGTCATGAACTTGATCTCCTTGAGGAGATCATGAACGGTTGCCAATGGGCAGGCACCGTCCACGTCGATGACGATCATGTTGAACCCGGCGATGACGTTTTCTTCAGCACGGTGCCCGTTGCGGAACTGGTGGTTGCACCAGTGGTATCCATTGGCCTGTGTCATCAGATGGAGCTGATCGAAAGGAACCAACTCGGCCCCATAGTTGTAGGCCCAGTGATCCGAATACGAGACGGTCATCTCGTTCAGATTGGTCTCCTTGAGCTTCTCGCCCTTGAAGAACTCGATGCCATCCACGAAGGTCTTCTTGATGATGATATGCCGTTTGTAGCCCCACGCCGTGGCGAGGGTCATCATCTCGTTCCGAGCTGCGTTGCCCTGCTTGTAAAACGGCAGGGCTTCATGGAGATCCGCATGGGTCTGTTCCTCACCGATGTCGCCGAGGAACTTGGCCAGCTTCACGTAGGTCTTTTCACGGTTCAGGATGGACTGGAAAGCCGCACCCGACTCTTCGACCAACAGGATGGCCGACATGAGATGCCCCATCTCGACCTCGTTGCTCTCGTCTACGAAGGCATAGGCCCCAGCGAGCTTGAGAGCCTTGAAGTATCGGTGGCTCAGCTCAGCCTTCTTGATCTCTTCGTGCTCAGCCATGCCGTCGGCAGCCCGCTCACAAGCGATCCGGTAAGTGAGAAGCTGAATGGCCACGTCGTCGGCCAGCTTCATTTTCCAACCGTACATCGCTGGATCAGCGAGACGGTGGAATTGGGCAGCCCACTTATTTGATACTTCGTTGTTGGCTGGTTCCACGAGCCGCCGATAGATTTCGGCAGGGTCCATGGAATTGAACGCTTTGCGATCCTGCTGCCCCCAACCGAATATGCAACGGCGTGCATAGCCGGTGTCGAGGAACGAGTAGAACTGCTCCTCAGTCTGGCCACCATCCAGCAGCTTGGCAGGTGTGCCGAACAGCAGCATATTGGTTGGGGTCTTGCCGTCCAGCTCCTCACCACGCTGGTTGTCAGCGGTGTTCTTGATGAGCTTCTGCTTGACAATGCCCTGATCGTAGAGTTCCAAAAACAAAGTCAGTACGTCCGTGGAACCAATCAGGTTTGAACCGATTTCATCAATCTGTAGATTGATTGATCCGCAGGCAGACATGAGCAGCTTATGGCGAAGCTGCTTGACAGCAGGGGGAGTTCCTGAGTCGAAGGTGAAGGGATAGGCACCGGCAGACTTGAACTCTTTTTCGGCTCGTTCGAACTCCTCCTGCGGGTCAGTGCCATTCCGGGCTGCACGCCCATTGGCGATGGTCCAAAGGTTCTGCTCAGCAATCACGGGGAACGTATCCTCCATGAAGCGTTTTTTGAACGGCTTCATGAGTTCGGTTTCCATGATGTTCACGGAGTGGCCCTTACCGAAGCCAGAGGTGGCCAGAGCCAGAGCATAGATGTTCACCGGGATCTCGCCACGATCCTTGGTGATGATGGAAGCTCGTTGGCTGGCTGCCATCTTGCCAAGGAAGAAACCAACCTCGACTTGGAAAAAGCCGGTGTCGGTATTCTGGGTTTTGTTGCAGAGCAGCTCGACGATCTCAGCGATAGCTGGGTGATGTTCCACACCCGTCAGATCGATCATGTCAGTCATTTTATTAAGCCCAAACTCTTGTTTGTGGTGGCGACTGGGCCAACCATTGTGAGGGCTGCCGCATCGTAAGCACGAGCTGCATCCAGTGGATCGGAGAAAACTCCGAGGCGATTTCGTACACCAGCAATTGTAATGATGGCCCTGAATTTTCCTTTGAAGGGGTGTACCCCTTTCAATCCAGATTGTCCGGGCCGAGCATTTGTGTTGAAAGCATTGAGGCTTCGGGTTGACGGTCTCAAATTGGCAATACGATTATCGGACCTGATCCGATTATCGTGGTCTAGTTCATGTGTCGGCCATGCCCCGTGAATGTAAAACCAAGCAAGAATGTGCCCAAGAATAAATTCTTGGTCGAGGCACATCATAACGTAGCCGTCTTTCTTGCGTAGGCTTCCAGCCACTTTTCCAACTGTGATACCCGGACCAGCTTTTTTCCATGTGAAAAAGCCAGTCTGGGGATCGTAGTTCAACATTTCCTGAACACGTTTATGTGTCAGATTACTCTGCAAAGTAACGCTTTCTCTGTTCGCAGATCGGCGCAGCTTGGCAGTAGCCACAGCGTTTGACCTCACCGGGTTTGGTTACGACAACGCCCTTGCCCTTCTCGGCCTTGTGGGCATTGGCTTCGGCCAGCGTGTCGAAGTTTTTAGACGATCTGGCGTTGGGATCTTTGGCTTTCTCGGGATCGGCGTAATACTTGAAGGTCGGCTCTGAACGCCACAGGTCTTCGTCTGTGCATTCAGGCATTTCGTTCTCGGGAAGGTCCATGGTCTTCCGAATGTCGTAGAGCTTGGCCTTCACAAACAGCCCAGTGTCCTCAAGCGAGAGCAGCTTGATGTCCTTGTGCTCGACACGCTTCTGTGGGTACTTGGGGTTCTGCCGAGCGGCTGCCTTCTGCCAGTCGGTGAAGATGTAGTTCACCCGGATGTAATCCTCGGTGATCCGAGGCATCGGCAGAGCAGCATCGATCCAGCGGTACAGGGAGCCTTGGAGGCGGTTTTCATCGTCTCTGGTTCCATACAGCCAGCCGAAGGCTGAGGTGCTCTTGTTGTCCTCGACGTGGCCCTCAGCGACGAGATCGAACTTGCCACCGATAGTGACGCCGTTCATCTCACGGTAGGCTCTCTGTTCGAGGAAGATAGGGATCATATCAGGCATGGCCTGACGTTCCTCGTCGGTTGGATTAATCCGAACCAGATTGATGACGCCCTCAGGGATACCGAGCTTTTCGAGGTTGGCTCGATAGCTCTGGACCCAAGCACGCTCGATGCTGTGGTGGATAGAATGGCCGAGACCACGGGAAATGTAGTCTTCGACGTCTTCGATCTGAAGCTCGTAAGGAACTCGACGGGCCAAGACGATTTGTTTGGTGGGACGCATCAGTGTGGTCACGCTGATGTATTCTTCGAACTGCTTGCCGGAGGCATAGTCGTAGTCGTCATTGATGAGCCAAACGGCCAGCGACAGCGAGATGCCAGAATTGTTCGTGATCCTCATGATGTTTCTCCAAGTTAATGTGGTAGGTAGGCGACAGCCCCCGAAGAAACTGCCGCCCGACCGATAAGCTATCAGGTCTTGGATGCGATCATGGTGAGACCGACTGCATCACGCAGGCGGTTTTCAGCCCTGACCATCTCGTCTCTGAGATGCCCGTAGGATGTGGTGTCCTTCAGTCTATCCTTGTTACGGAAATAGATGAAGAGATCAGCTTTGAGCGTTTCCAGCTCAGCCTGAGGGGTCTGCATTGGGGGTCATCCTTTTCAGACGATGAAGGATCCGCCCAGCATAATGAACAATCTTCTCAGCACCGTAGACAGCCGAATGACCCGGCTTTCCATTGTGCTTTCGGGCATTGGCTGAACGCCAGATTTCCTTGAAGATGTTGGCTTCGTCAGGATTGAGTTCGAGGGCTTCGATGATGTCTTCGCACTCGGCCTGATATGCCGGTTGGTCTTCTCGTTGTGGGTGGTCCACTCGGACGAGGTAATAATTCACCCGTCCACCGGTCACCTTGGTTTCAGCAACCAGCACAGGTCAGACCCGTTCAGGAACGGGAGCTGCTTCCGGTTCGACCGGAGCGTCTTCCTGCTGGAACTCTTCTTCGGTCATCTCACCAAGATATGAGACGTTGGTGATCACGATGTCGTGAACACCGAGGGTGGCATGAGCCTCCTCAGGCAGCTTTGTGACGAAGCTCTTGTGCAGGTTCTGCTGGGCTTTGGCCAGCTTGCGAACCGGGAAGTTCTTGCTGTCGTGCCGGACGAGAGCATTCACAGGGGCAGACCCCATGTTCGGTTCAGCGTCAGGGTTTGCCGGATCAACGTGGGCGAACAAGATCACGCCAGCGATCAGGAAATAATGAGCCTTATCGGCAGTTTCCATGATGGTCTCCATTTGAGGGTTGGGCAGAATACCCCAGTCGGATTGACTGGTCTAGCCATGAAAAGCCCCATCCATGGTTAGATGGATGGGGCTTCTTGGTTCATCAGGCAAGGTCATCGACGAGCCAGATTTCCATGTAGGAGCCTGCCTCGAACATACCTGATCCAGTCACGTTGAGATCGACACGGTTGATGGCAGCTTTTCGGGACAAGGTTTAGCAAGTTGGTAAGGAGATTCAGCATGGAACTTTATCCATAAGATGTGTGTAGGTATCTAAGTCGGTTACGGTGCCTTACTGCACGCACAGTCTTAGGCTCAGGGGCGCAGCGATTATGCGTAATTCCAATGGAACTCTTTAGTTTCTGGCTGCTCCCAGACGAGGAAATCTTCGCTAACGTACGCTGGGAACCACGCGACCGGCGCATATGGAACTGCCCGACGACATACCGGCGGATTTGAACCGCCAATGGTATGTCGAACGGGCTTACGAAACACTAGATAAGTTTGGTTGGTTTGGCGGTAAAACCGAACAAGTCGCAATGTTCGGTTAAACGCTAACCAACCGCGCGTATTGAAAACCACATTTGGTCGGCTGGAATATTCGGGTTGCCGCCGTCACCGTCTTGATAGCTTAGGGTGAAGTAGTCTCCCGCGTTCACGGCAACTACCCCGGTTGTCGGGGTTGCGGCGAAATTACCAGCGTTGAAACTT